ACTATGTGCACATCTGGCACCGCGTGGCCTGAGAAAGGAGGTTTTGACTTATGAAGATCATCGACGAGACCGGTGTGGTCGTGGAAAACCCGGACCTGACCCTTGGTTACCTGACAGCTGACACCGAAGAGATCACCCACCCCGCCATAGATGGCGTGGAGGAGCAGTGGCACTGGGAGACCGTGACCGAGTATCCGAACGGCGGCAAGGACGTGCAGAAGGTCGTTGACCGCCCCGGCGTACAGACGCAGGAGGAATGGGTGGAGAAAGTGCCCATCCAGAAATACATCCGCTACACCGCCGAAGAGCTGGCCGCGCAGGAAGAAGCACGCAAAAAGGCCGAAGCCCGGGAGAAGCTGCCGGAGACGGTGGCGGCACTGCAAAAAGAAAACGAGATGCTCAAGCAATGCTTGCTTGAAATGAGCGAGATTGTGTATGCATAAAATCACACAAAAAATCGAAAGGATGGTATTTATGATGGCAATGTTGTGGGCACAGGAGATTATGTCTGCTGAGACTATGGAGGATGCAAAGGCTCTGTACGAGCGCTGCCCCCGCCTGCTGAAGGAGAAGGTGAAGTCGATTCTTATCAAGAGCGGCTTTGAGGAAATCACGCAGTAAGGAGGACGCTATGGCTGAAATCATGGATGTATCCCGGCATCAGGGCACGATCAACTGGGACAAGGTCAAGGCAAGCGGCAAGGTGGACGGCGTGATGATTCGCGCCATGGGCAACAGCGCAGATGGCAGGCCCAGTGCACCCTACACTGACCCGCAGTTTGCCCGCAGCTACGCAGAATGCAAGCGGCTGGGCATCCCCTGCGGCGTGTATGGCTACTTTAAAGCGGTCAACCGGGAGCAGGCCGACAAGGAGCTGGCCTACTTCAAGAAGCTGCTCACCGGTCGGAGCTTCGAGCTGCCTGTGGCCGTGGACATCGAGGACGAGGTGCAGAAGCCGCTTGGCAAGGCCGCGCTGACCGACCTGACAGCTTACATGCTGAGCACGGTGGAAAGCTGGGGCGTGTACGCTCTGCTCTACACCGGTTTGTGGTTCGGCAACACCTTCCTCTACATGGGCGGCGCGGCGCTGAAACCCTACGACGTGTGGCTGGCCGCATACCGCACGAAGAAGCCCGCTCCCAGCTGGCCCTTTGGCATGTGGCAGTATACCAGCACGGCGCATATCCCGGGCGTTGTGGATGCCATTCCGGGCAAAGTCACCAACGTGGACATGTCCCACGCATACAAGGACTATGCGGGTATCATCAGCAAGAAGGGCCTGACCCGTCTCCGGGAGGGCAGATGACCGAAAAAGAAGCTTTACTGTGGGTGCTGGGCATCCTGGGCAGCCTGTGCGCTGCGGCCATTACCATCGACAAGGTGCTGGACATCATCCACAAGTACATCAAAAAGGCACAGGCCCCCGACGATGCGCAGAACAAGCGGCTTGACGAGATGGACAAACGCTTGCAAACGCTGGAAACGGGCTATGCGCAACATTCTTTGGCGCTTGGGCGCGATTTGTCCCGCTTCGGGGAAATCGACGAAGTAAACCGTCTGACGCTTGAAGCCGTTCGTGCCCTGCTGGAAGCACAGCTGACCGGAAACAACGTGCCTGCTATGCAGGCCAGCAAGGAAAAAATCGATAATTACCTCATGGAAGGAGTAACAAAACATGGAAGTAATGTTTAACTTTATCCCCGCACCCATCGCACTGGTACTGATGTTTATTGGCTTTGCCGCGCTGGCCGTTGGTGCCATCCGGCTTGGCTACAAGCAGTACGTCAAGGACTGGGCGCTGGAGCTTGTCACTATCGCCGAGGACAGCATCATGGGCAGCGGTCAGGGCGCAAAGAAAAAGGCGCAGGTTTTTGCTGCGCTGCGCGGCGCACTGCCGGACTGGCTGAAGCCTTTCATTACCGATGAAGTGCTGGACAGTGTGATTGAAAAGGCCGTCAGCATGATGAAAAAGGCACTGGAAAGCAAGAAGCCTACCATCAACAAGGAGTAAAGCATGATCGAGCAAAGCGTATCTCTCGCATCCAATGGCGTCGTCAAAGTGCCGGGCTATGAGCAGCTGGTGCGCTTTGGCTACACCAAGAACCGGGGCGTGTACCGCTTGCACGTCGATGCAACCGGCGAGTGGGAAAGGCTGGCTATCCGCTGCTTCTGGCACGTGCCGGACGGCAAAGACCCGGCATCCTCGCTGGTGGTTGACGGCTATGTGGACGTGCCCGCCAGTGTCACCGCACAGCCCGGGAGCGGGTGCGTCACCTTTGAGGGCAGCGACGGCACCAAGACAGTCACCAGCGCAGACCTGCGGTATCGCGTGAGTGCCAACTCCGGCACGGAGGACGGCACCGAGCCGGAGCCGGGCACCCCTGCATGGCAGCAGCTGGTGGATGCCGTCCACGCCGATGCCACCGCCGCAGAGCAGGCCAAGACCGACGCACAGACGGCAGCACAGCAGGCTGGGGCATCTGCCAAAAAGGCCGGACAGGCCCTCTCTGACACCACCACCGCCAAAGAGGACGCGCTGAAAGCCATCGGTGACAAGCAGACCTCTGCCACGCAGGCTGTGGACACGGCCCGGGACAAGGCCCTCAAGCAGGTGAAAGCCTCTACAGAAGCCGCACAGACCGCCGCCAGCGAAGCCGCCACCAGTGCAGGCAGTGCCAGCCAGAGCGCTCAGGAAGCCGCTGACAGCCTGCAGGAGCTGAAGGACGGCATTGCCGCTGGTGATTTCAAAGGCGAGAAAGGTGATAAGGGCGACACTGGCCCCATCGGCCCGGTCGGCCCGCAAGGTGAGCAAGGCCCTCAAGGCCCCACAGGCGCTACGGGTGCCACTGGCCAGCAGGGCGAAAAGGGTGATACCGGCCCGCAAGGCCCTAAAGGAGAGACCGGCCCTGCCGTAGCACTGGACACCACCCTCACCCACGAGGGCGAAGCCGCTGACGCAAAAGCCACAGGTGACGCTATCAGCGTAGTAAAGGTGAGGCAGAACATTCTTATCGGCACTGAGACAGGCAACCCGCTCTGCGTTGACGATGCTTTCTCTGCGCCCCTGTGCGGCCTGACCGTGTACGGTCGGAGCACGCAGGACGGCGCACCCACGCCGGATGCACCTGTGCCTATCGTGAGCGCAGGTGACAGCGGGAGCGTGGCGGTGAAGGTGACGGGGAAGAATCTGATTCGGCCCTATGAGAAGGACACGCAAATTGCTAAAAACGGTGTTACGATGGACTACAACGTGGCATCTCAGTTAGTGCACGTTTACGGTACAGCCACAGGGATAGCAGATATTTTTGATGCAAGACAAGAAATACCTCTATCTGTGAAGTCGAACGTAACAATGTCAATAACTGTAAGAGCTGGCAAAATCCCGGACGGTGTTATTATACAGTACAGCGATTTTGTGACGCTGGGACTGAGTTGTACTGGCTCAAAGCCGTACTATACTGGCGCTTTTAACAGACCTGATTCCCCCGGTTCTGTGCGCTTTGCAATAAATACCCCTAAAGGGACAACCGTTGATTTTACGATTGCAGTTCAGCTCGAACTCGGCACAACTGCCACCGCCTACTCCCCCTACCGTGAACAGCTCCTCACCCTGCCCACTCCCACTGGTCTCCCCGGCATCCCTGTCACCTCTGGCGGCAACTACACTGATAGCACGGGCCAGCAGTGGGTTTGCGACGAGGTGGACTTGGAGAGAGGAATACGGGTGCAGAGAGTGAACACCTATAAGTTGACAGAAGTAAACTCGTTACAATCCATCAACAGATATGGAATTGCCAACTTCACTGCTTCACGCACTTTTACCGACGCATTGCCGCGGAACTTGTCGAAAATTTTTTTATGCAATCGTTTTGCAACTCAGGCCTCTCTAATTGCCGATACTCAGGCAGAGGGTGTCCTTATAAATGCAGAAGGGACGTGTTTTTGTCGTATCAAGCAAGAGACTGCTAATACAGTTGACGGTATGAACGCATGGCTTTCACGCAACGACGTGTTTATTTATTACGCTCCCGTTACCCCCATCGAAACCCCGCTCACCCCTGACGAAATCGCCGCCTACAAAGCCCTCACAGCGTACGGCCCTGACACGGTGGTGCAGGCGAGTGACGGCGCGGGGGTAAGACTGGAGTATCAGAGGGATGTGAACATCGTCGTCAAAAATCTTGAGGACGCCATTGCGTCCATGACCTAAGGAGGTACATATGGCTATCAAAAGTAAAGCCCGGCACGACCTGACATTGCGCAGCATCAAGCGCGAGATTTCCGCAGGGCGCGACGTGGCATACTGGCTGGACAGGACGTATGCCCATCTGGACAGCGGCATGCTGACGGAGGACGACATCGCAGAGGTCGAGGCTTTGGCACAGGCGTACTACGATGCGCTGGATGCGAAGGACAAGGCGAACGCTGAGGAAATCACACAATAAGGAGGCATAACACATGGATTTGAGGAACACTACCGAAATGATGCTCAGCAGCGATTACAAGGAGCGTTTTCGCGCGGAGTATTACCAGACAAAAATCCGCTATGAAAAGCTGCACCGCATGACTATCCAGTACGAGGCCGGAACTTTGAGCTTTACGCCGTCCTGCTCTTTGGCTCTTTTGAAAGAGCAAAAAGCGGCTATGGGGAATTATCTCCATGCGCTCGAAGTCCGTGCAGAAATCGAAAACGTTGATTTAAGCATGAGTTGATGGGAGGATATCATGGCAAGCACTACATACCGCCATCTCGGTGACGTCATCGGGATGTACGCCGCACAAGAGCAATTTCGGCACATCACGAAAATGGTCTGCGCACGTCTTCGTGGCCTCACGAAAACATCCCATCTCGGCAATGCCAACAAACTGGTGACGTTTTGTCACCGTTTCGCCAGCATTGGAACTATGGTGCGCAACGCCGGACAGCTGCCGCAGCCTTTCTGGCTCGGTGCTGCCTGTGGCGGCGGCTCGCATAGTCTTTCCGCCAGCGTTGCAAGGGCTTAATGCAGAACAGATAAAAGCTGTGATAAAACGTGCGCCGCTTGGGAGGTATGACCGGAAAATCGCCCGGTTGCGGTACGTTGACCAGCTATGCCAAGTTGATATTGCAGCGCGTGTGCCGTATTGTCGGACATCAATCGGCAATAGGCTGAAAATTATTGATAAAAAGCTGGATATGTGATATACTAACTTTGTCTAGGGATTAGTTTTGAGCTTTTGCTCTGGCGATTCAAAAAAGCGGCAGGCTTTCGGGTCTGCCGCTTTTCTTTTTGCACGATTTGTGGTAAAATAACATCAACAAATCCTCCCGGCCTCTCGAAGAAGCGCATTAGGGTGGATATTTGAAAGGCTACGGCCTTTGTAGAGAGCGGCATTGCCTGTGGTCAGTTCCGCTCTTGATTTTACAAAAAATCCCCTGCTTTGTCGAAGCCCTGCGTTCCACGCGGGGTACTTTGTAGGCAAAGCGGGGGAGTTTTTGTTTTACAGAATATTATAATGCTCCGCCAGCAAAAAGCGGATGTATACAGGGCACTCTCTTGTCTCACCGCACCAGCCTTGCAGTGTACGATAAGGAACCCCGGCCATCTTGGCAAAGGCCGTCTGCGTGAGGCCTGTCTCTTCCACCATCTCTTTAAAAGACATGTGGGCGATCTCCCAAATTTTTTCAAGCTTAGTCTTTTGGGCATCCAGATCAACGCACCCAGAGGCATCGTCCTCCACGCTGAGGGTGACGTTATTCAAAAAGATTTCTTTAACGGCCTTTGGGTCAGATGCTATGACGAAAAGTTCAGCTGCATTATACATTGCAATTCTCCTTTTTTTTGATTAATAAATTCCCTGGGTGGTGTTCGCACATCACTCGGGGATTTTTTATTTTATACGTTAATCCAAGCGGTATCAACCAGCTCACCGTACTGATATTTTGCCACCAGCATCTTTTTGCTGGATTCGTCCCACTTGGTAGCCTTGTATGCATACTGCTTACCAGTAACCCAACCGTCCATGCCGCAGATCACATCGCGGGCATTCCAAATCTTCTCGATCATGCTCTTAGAAAGTTTCATTTTAGTTACCTCAAGTTGATTGTGTGTGGTGTCTTTCACTGTCTATAGTATACGCTCATTGAGCGTATTTGTCAAGGCTTTTTGCAAAATTTTATGCTCATTGAACACTTTTTTTGCGCCTGCGCAGCCCCGCTGCCGTGTGGGCGCTTTTCTTTTTTGTCCTTCGTTGTGCGTTCGTTGTCTCTCACGGCGGTTTAAAAAAGTACACTGGGCGCAAAGGGAGGGGGTGCCATGTGGCACAGGTTTAACCCAAACCCGCGCGGGAGCAGCGTCGGGGACTGCGTAGTGCGGGCGGTAGCTGCGGCCACCGGCCGGAGCTGGGAGCAGGCGTATATCAGCCTTGCACTCACTGGCTACGCCCTCGGCGATATGCCCAGCGCCAACCGCACATGGGGCGCATACCTCCAAAAGCAGGGTTACAAGCGCCGTTTGGTGGAGGCAGACTGCACCACCTGTTACACCGTGGCAGATTTTGCCCGGGAGTACCCGCACGGCGTGTATGTACTAGGCTGCTCCGGCCACGTCCTGACCGTCATCAACGGTGAGTGGTGGGACAGTTGGGACAGTGGCGCAGAATGCCCGATTTACTACTGGTATAAGGAGGAGTAAACGATGCCGATTTATAACGGATACCCGCAAGTGTTTTACCCGCAACAGCCGCAGGGGCAGCTTGAAACGCTTCGAGCTGCACAATTTCAACCTCAGCCCGTCATGATGCCGACAATGCAGGGACAGGTTGCACCGACGGACAGCGGCTTTATCTGGGTACAGGGTGAAGCAGCAGCCCGGGGCTATCTGGTAGCCAACGGGAGCCGGGTGCTTTTACTGGATGCCGATTCCGATACCTTTTACATCAAAGAAGTTGGGCAGGACGGCAGACCGTTCCCGCTCCGCATCTACGACTACAAGGAACGCACCAGCGGCCCCAAAGCGTCGATTTCGGCAACACAAGCCGCAGGCGGGGAGTATGTCACCCGCAAGGAGTTTGACGAGTTGGCGGCAAAGCTGGCGGCGTTAGAAAAGCAGGAAGCACCAGAGCCGGAAAAGGAGGGCTAAACGATGGGCAGCAGCTTGTTTAATTCGATGGGCCGACAGACCCAGAACCCCATTGGCGGGCAGTTCCAGCAGTTTATGGGCCAGATGCAGGGAAAGAACCCGCAGGAGATGATAAACCAGATGCTCACCTCCGGCCAGCTTTCACAGCAGCAGCTCAACGCCATTCAGCAGCGGGCGCAGCAGATTGCGCCGATGCTCAACGGCATGAAAAACATGTTTGGATTCTGAAATGCGGCCGCATTTAGAATAAATTTCAAAATCTAACGTAAAGGAGTAAAACTATGTCTCTTTCTTCTGATAGCACGGTTCTGACTATGCCGGTACAGCCCGCCAACGGCTACAGCAACGGCCTCAACGGCTGGGGCGGCGACTGGATGGGCTGGATCGTCCTCTTTCTGATCTTCGGCATGTTCGGCTGGGGCGGCATGGGCGGCTTTGGCTGGGGCGGCGGCATGGGCGGCGCTTCGCCTTATATGACCAGCGCAGTCACACAGGCAGACCTGCAGCGCGGCTTCGACAACCAGAGCGTCATGAACAAGCTGAACGGGCTGGAAAGCGGCCTGTGTGATGGCTTCTATGCCATGAACACCGGGATGCTTCAGGGCTTCAACGGCGTGCAGCAGGGCCTGAACGGCGTCACCAATGCCATGCAGCAGGGCTTCAACAGCACCAATGTCGCGCTGATGCAGGGGCAGAATGCTCTGGCTACACAGCTGGCAGACTGCTGCTGCAAGACCCAGACCGCGATCCAGGGAGTCAACTACAATTTGGCCACTCAGGAGTGCGACACCCGGAACCAGATGCAGCAGGGCTTCTGCGCAACGCAGAACGCCATGAACAACAACACCCGGGACATCATCGAGAATCAGAACAGCAACACCCGCGCGGTGCTCGACTTCCTGACCAACGATAAGATCGCCACTCTGCAGAGCGAGAACAACGAGCTGCGCCGGGCTGCTTCTCAGGATCGCCAGAGCGCGTTCCTGACCACCGCGATGAACGCGCAGACCAACCAGATCATCGGGACTCTGCAGCAGAAAGCTCCCGTGCCTGCCTATCAGGTGCCCAACCCCAACGCCATTTACTATGGCTGTGGAACCGGCTGCGGCAACTGCGCATAACCGAATCACGGCAACTTTTTCCAAAATGGAAAATGTTCAGCCCCTGAGCTGATTTTGCAAACCAGAGCGCCGGGGCAAAAGTCCCGGCGTTTTTATTATGAAAGGAGCCGATAAAATGGCTGAGTTTAGCAATTCTAACACCGTCAGCGTGGCAGCGGGTGAAAACCTTCCCCTGACCGAGACCGCGGTGAAAGCGCCTGCGTTCATTGTGCACCGTGAGGGAAGCGGCCTTGTGACCTTGCGCGGTCTGACCAGCGGGCAGTGCCGGGCCCGTTTCAAGGTAAGCTTTGGCGGCAATATCGCCATTCCCACCGGCGGCACTGTGGGACCCATTTCCGTGGCGCTGGCTGTCGGCGGTGAGTCGCTGACCAGCGCGACCGCCATTGTCACCCCGGCGGCAGTCGAAAATTATTTCAACGTTTTTGTGGCTGCGTTTATCGAGGTGCCGCGTGGCTGCTGCGTGACCGTGGCGGTTAAAAACACCAGTACGCAGGCAGTCAGCATTGCAAACAGCAATCTGATTGTTGAGCGGGTAGCATAAGAAAGGAGATAAAGTCATGCTGGATAAACTGAATCATCTGAAGGATGAGATGTGCGACGAGCTCATGGAGCTGACCGACAAAAAGAACCGTTCCCCGGGTGATGTTGAGATGATTGGTGAGATCGTGGACATCATTCTGGACATTCACCGCATTGAGGATTACTGCGAGGGCGGCGAGTACAGCCGTACAGGCGAGTGGGAAGCCGATATGCGCGGGACCTTCGGCCGTGATGCCGGAAACGGTTACAACCGGGGCAACAGCTATGCCAACCGCGGCCGTCACTATGTTCGTGGGCATTACTCCCGCACGGATGGCCGTGAGCGCATGATCTCTGACATCGAGGACATGATGCAGGAAGCCACCGGTGCAGAGCGTGACGCCTACAAACGCGCGGCGGACATTCTGCGCAACGCATAAGGGAGGAGGGCGGCAAGTATGGACATCGACGAGATCAACACCCATATCCACAAGCTGAAATGCGGTTCAACGGACTGGCAGAGTGTGGAAAAGCTTGCCGCCCTCTGCACTGTGCGGGACGAGCTGGAAGAAAAGCAGGCACCGGCAGAAATGCAGACTCAAGCACTGCCTCCCACGTCGTACCCGGTGGCATACTCCACAAAAGCAAATCCACAAAGCGAGTTCGTGGAAGCAGCCAGCGCCGCGCCCTTTGGCGGCTTGATGGATGTGCTCGATGAGCACATGAAGGCAATAAAACTGGTGTACCCGAAAGAGTATGAGTTAGTAATGCGGAAGATCGCCTCTTTGTCTGAGTGAAGATGCCCAAGCAGCAGCCTCGGGGAGCCTGATGGTTCCTCGGGGCTGTTTTTGCGTTTATGAAGCTGTTTTTTAGCGGTGTGTTACCAAAAACGTTACCATGATAAAGAAAGGAACGTCAATTCTCAACGAAATGACGTTCCTTTTGCATGGTGGAGGCGATGGGAGTCGAACAATTAAAAATGATGGATTGTCGTCAAAAATGCATCTTGGATGCACGAAATAGCGCAGGAATAATGCGGCTTTGTTGGGTTATGCCCAATTCGTTTTTTGACATTTAGAAAAAAGAGTGTTACCAAATGTGTTACCAGAATCACCCTTGAGCTTTCCTGAATGCAGCGGTCGTTGCAGCCGCCAAATCTTCACGCTGGCCGTCCAGCTCGTGGCGGTAAACCCCTGCGGTATCCATATTCTTGCTGTGGCCTACCAGCATTTTTAGCTGGCTGTCAGTCAAGACGCTGGATTCAACGCTGACAAATGTGTGCCGCAGCTCGTAAAGTGAGACTTTCGGCTCAAGCCCGTTTGCTTCCTGATACGATTCCCAGCGGCGATAGAGCGCGTGCTCTGAGGGAATCTGAAACAGCGGGGTATTGTAGTTTAGCAGTATGCCTTGAGCCTTTAAGAGCTGTACCTGCGCCTCATAGGCATCCCGTGCTTCCTTGCCCATGTCAAAAGAGCGGATGGCGTTTTCATTCTTTCCGGTGGTCTGCTCCCGGTGCACGTTGATGCTGCGCCGAAGGTTGACCGTGTTCCCCTTGATGTCACCATACCAGAGACCAATCAGCTCCCCGGGGCGTAGGCCGGTCGCAACTGCAAAGCGGTAGGCGTAGATATACTCGTCAAATACCGGCTTTCCATAGTAGGTTCGGGTGTCTACGCTGAACAGGGTCTTCAAGGCGGTGGGCTGCAAGATCGTGCGTTTCCCCATTCTGGCATTCTTCGGGATAGACAGGTCGGGATGCAGCGTCGTGTACTTGTTCCTTCGGCACCACTTGACAAAGGCGGTTTCCGCAGCCCGGATCGTCATAAGCGTCTTTCGGCTCAACGGCTGGTTTGAGATGGGCTTGCGCTGGTTCTTTTTCTGTGAGCGCTTCCGGAACGAAACGTCAATGGCCTTTTGAAGATCGCCCTCGGTTAACTCGTCAATGCGGATATTCCCACAGGTCGGCAGAATATAGCAGTCCCCGTAACGCTGGCATTGTGTCACATAGGACGTCCCGCAAGTCAGCTTCAGCTCTTCCACCCACTCTGAATAAAGAACGCTGACCTTCTTTTTTCCGTCTCTGATGCTGTCATCAAGCCATGCATCCGCTTTTGCGTTTGCTTCCCGTTGTCCTGTTCGGCCCGGCGTGCTGCTGTAAAACCGCTTGCGGGTGCCGTTCTTCTGAACCGCGATGCACCATCGCTTTTCCTTTTCCACCCAAAATGCCGTGTTGACCCGTTTTTTCATAAAATCCACCTCCATACACAGGGGTACACTGTGCCGCTTCCCTTTGGACGGCGGCGCTTTTTTCTTTGCTGCGGGGCGGCTTCCGGCTGCTTCTTCCCGCACCACGGACAAAAAGAAGCACCATCCGGGATCTCCTTCCGGCAGCATGGCCTTACGCATTTCATGGCTTACTCCTTTTTCTGCCCGATATATCCGAATGCACCATTTTCGGCAGCGGCCCTTCCGGCCTTGTAGTTGATCTTCAGGTCGTCAATGGGAGGGTGCGGAGCGTCCGGGCATGGGTCTAGGCCCATGCTCTGGGCAAAGTTGTATTGGTCGATGATGGTTCCGCACACGCTGACCCGGTTATTGAGCGGGCAGTGCAAGTTCGCTGCCACCTCGGAGATCACCGCGGGCGGGCTGCTGCCGTGACTGCCTTTCAGTATGAAGAGAAGCAGCCTTTTCGTCAGCGGCGGCAGTTTTACCACGATACGGCGCAGCTCCGCGTTTAGCTTCTCGTCTGCCTTGTCGTCATCCGGCACTTTGTACAGATCCGGGTGGGTCATCTCCATGAACACTGTGATGGGCGACACCCCGCACGCCGTGCACCAGTCCATGATCTCGTCACTGTCCGGGCTGGTGCATCCTTTTTCCCAGCTCTGCACGGTGCGCTCTCCTTTTTCGATGCGCCTTGCGATCTCCGCTTGGCTCAGGCCAGCAGACACCCGCGCTTTTGCAAGTGCCTTTCCGATTTGGATCGCCGTAAAATAACTCATACTTTCGCCCCCATAATTCCGGTGTATTTTTAACAAAAAATGGCGCAGAAAAAATCCGCGCCATTCGACAAATTTTATCCGTATTTTATTTTCCAACGGCGCATGGTAGAATTTGGTACATAAGTTGACACAATTACCAAAAATCAGGAGGAAAACAAAATGAAAAACGGTCAAACAAGCAACCAAGACCCGGAAATGACCATCATTGATGGAATGCCCGCCAGCATCCTGACCGGCACCGACCACACCCCTGCACCCTGGGAGGAATGAGTTATGAAAAAGCTGTCACACTTTCGCACCCATGCCCGTGCCCTGCTGGCCTGCTATTTGGATATGACCCCGGAGCAGCAGCGCCTTGCTCGCGCTTACATTCAAGATAAGGCCCTGCCGGAGGTGCAAGCCCTGCGTAACGCAGCCGGTACGCCCGGCGGGGCGCTGGCTGCTGATCTGTTGCAAAATTTGCAACAGCCTTGCAACCGCGAATAGCAACGTGCATTTTTTGCACATTGCTCGTGCAAAACGCGCGTTTTCCGCGAATAAGCTGAAATGTCAGCGCAAATCCACATTTTTCAGCGTATTTTTCTGCTGAAAGAAGGGAACGAATGGGGATTGACGTCAACAACCAGCGGTTTTATAATATGGTTGTGAACAAGTTCACACATCAATATCCCACAGCAGTGGCGCCGTATTCCGCCTGGCTTTGGCTAAATCCCTCAAACTCCAGCTGTTCAATCAGACCGGAGCGAGAGAAAGACATGGAATTGATATAATTTTTTGCTCTTATCGCAGCCTGTTCGTCCCAGTCAGCACCACAATGATCTACGGCATAAGTAGCATCTTCCGTGGAATATCCTTCATACTCAAGCTGACCTTCAAGGCTGCTGTAAGAGAATCCCATACCAGCACTCAGGTAGTTTTCGGCAGACCGCAAAGCGTTTCTCTGCCCCATTGTAAGGCTATCCTCGGCAGAAATTGACGATTTTATGGACGTGCTGCTCTTTGTTCCGGACGTTGAACTTGTCGTGCTGGAAGAAGGGGTAATCATCATAACGAACACGATCAGCGCAACACTAACAGCGACCGCGCATCCGCATCCATGACCTTTTTTCTTCTTTTCAGGCTTTTTGTCTGATTCGATAGCTTCTGTCACGGAACCCGAAGCAACAGGTGCTCCACATTCAGGGCAGAATTTCACGTTCTCAATTTCAGCTCCGCATTTTGGACATTTCATAAAACGCACCTCACATATACAAAAATAGGCAGCCAACCAGCTGCCGAAAAACTAAATTATCAAGGAAAATGCCAAAGGGGGAAAATAAAGTGCAGGAAAATAGCACAAAATTGATGAAAGAAACCACAGAATGTGTTATACTTGAGAAAATCAAGCTTGCACTTTCCCTTGGTATCGACGTGGATAAACTCTTAAAGGAGGCAATGCAAAATGTCGAATAATACGCTTCTTTTTATCATCGCCGTGTTTGTTATCGCAATGTTTGCGATTCTCGCTTACGAGTTCCTTAATCTCAATGACTTTGCGCTTTTTCAGCCTAAGCCCAAACAGGAGCCGGATCAAAAGTGCGTCGGCATCCCTTTAGAGTACCTTAAAACAGAAGTTACTTATAAAGGCGTTACCCTTGCAGACCTTATGGAGCTGTGCCCTGATACGCATTTCCATATCAAAGACGGTCTTGGCGGATACTTGTCAATAACCCTTGGCGGAGATGAAGCAAAAGCACCGCGCAAATACAGATCTGTATACGTTACCAGCCTCGACCCTTGCTCCTATGAGCTGGAAGTTTCAGACTCTTCGCTCCTTTGAGAGAGAAGAAGGGTCAACAGAGCGGAGATGACCGCGATCGAAGCACTTTGAAAGAACTGCTTCCGCGAGATTCTCCGCTCTCTTTGTTGTTTAAGGAAGTACGTCCGTCCCTTGGCGGTCAGAATCATGCACGGCACTACGACGGCGCCGTTTTCTTTCTGTTGGACTTTGCGTTGCATCTCGACAAGGCCATCCGAAACCAGCAGGTCTGCAAGTACCGGGGCGTCCGCTTTGAATTTTTCCGCAAAGACGGGAGTCGGCGTGTCCGGCGCTGTCGGGCACTTCTCGTAAATCTCAAGAAGAAAATCAAGCGCTTCCTCTTCCCTCTTCAAATCAACCATTTTTCTCCAGCTTCTCAGCAATTGCGGCATCCAGCATCCTATTAAATAGTGCACGCGTAGATTCATCTAGCTGCATAAACTTCTCCGCAAAAGCCTTTGCTTCCACGTCCAGCCCATCACCCTCCGGGGTGTTGGGCTTTTCTTTTTGCTCTTCGCCGGTCAACTCTTCGACCGTGACACCGAAGTAAGATGCAACCTTTAATGCTGTGGCATCAGTTGCTCCGCCGCCCTTTTTCCAGCGATTTACTGTCGGCTTTGAAAGCCCCATTTCAAGAGCTGCCGCAGATGGTGTTTTTCCGGCCTTTTCGCACAGCTTCAAATAGTTTTCGTAAAATGCCATAAAATACACCACCTTTTTGTGCAGTATGCCGAAGTTCACAAAGTTTACAGAAAACTATTGAAAGTTGCTTTAGTTACTGCTATAATGGCGTTGTCAGTTAAAAACGTTAACAAAACACAAAACCCAAGCGGGTCGCACCTCCTAAGTTTTTTTACTATGTGTCTGCAACTACATAGTAACACACTTTGTAAACTTTTTCAACTGGTATTTGACACGGCGATAAGAAAAAATCTGCCTGCGGTTGTTTCACAGACAGACTTTTCACCGATTTGTCACCAGAACGCACTTGCACCCCGGCGGTAATGCAAACATGCGCGTTTGCACGTCTTTCGCGCCATGCGCGGCGCAAAAGTAACGCCCGGGCTGCAAAAACAACTTGCAGGGCTATGGGTACGCCGCTTCCTTTGGCGGGTCGGCACCGCCTTGTAAGCCCTAGCGCTTCACGCACTTGCTCGTGTCTGGAACTGGCTGGCTCAAAAGTTGGGTCAATGAAATCACCTTCCTTTTGAATCAGTTTAACTAGGAGCCTTGAACAGTATAGCAAATCGGTGCGCCGCTGTCAATTATGTTTCAACTTACGTTTTAAAGGAGGTGTGAAAGTGCCTGAAAAATGGACAGGCCGTTTAGTAGGCCGGATGCACAACAATCAGATTACAGTAGACGACGTAGCAAAGCATCTTGGATTTTCGAGAAGCTACTGTTCACTGATTTTGAACAGCAAGCGCAACCCTCCCGGCATTCGGGAAAAGATGGAAGCTGCCGTCAGCGAGATCATCAAGGAAAAGGAGGACAAAACGGCATGAGCGAATTAAGCAATCTCATCCCCATTAGCTACGACAACCCGGAGCGCCCCACGGTGAGCGGCCGGGAGCTGCACGAGTTTTTGCAGGTTGGCGCAGATTACCGGCATTGGTTCCCTCGTATGTGTGAGTACGGCTTTACCGAGGGCGAGGATTTCAACCCGGTCAAAATTGACCGAGTTCAAAATGAGGGCGGGCGCAAGGTCACGCGCACGGTGGACGACCACCAGCTCACCATCCCGATGGCGAAGGAGCTGTGCATGATCCAGCGCAACGAGCGTGGCAAGCAGGCCCGGCAATATTTTCTGGCCATTGAAGCCCAGTGGAACAGCCCGGAGGCGGTCATGCGCCGGGCGGTGCTTATTGCCCAGAGGCAGAACGACCAGCTCAAGGCCGCAAACCGCCAGCTTCTGGCAGAGAACAGCGACCTGAAGCCGGATGCAGAGTATGCCCGGGCGGTGTGCGTGGGCAAGAACTGCCGGACGGCTACCAGCATTGCAAAGGATTACGGCATGAGCGGCGAGAAGCTGAACAGCATTCTGCACGGGCTGAAAATCCAGTGGAAGAACAGCGACGGGCAGTGGGTGTTATACGCAAAGTATAGCGGAAAAGGTTACACCAAAAACCGCAAAGGCCGTCCGTTTGAGCACAACAGTGGCAATATCACCACGCCAAACACCACCGTTTGGACGGAAGCGGGCCAGCGGTTCATTTATGAGCAGCTCAAGGCCATTGGCCTGACGCCCAGCATCGACCACAAAGAGAATGTGGAACAGACCACGTTTGAAAGGGGTGCGTAACATGAAGCTGAACCGTCTCGTGTGCGCCTGCCACAACGTGTTTATGTACGAAACGAAAATCAAGGTCGTGGACAGCCACGGCAAGGAGCTGCATTTCGGGCTCTTGAACGATTGCTTTATCAAAGATTTTGGTGGTCTGACCGTTCTGGATTTCGAGATCGATGAGATCAAGAAAAACGGCGTCGCAAAGACGCTGACCGCATGGACCGTAAAGGAGGAGCAAGCATGAAAACCACGATGCGCGATAAGGTTTGCCAGCTGATTGGCAAGTATCAGTTCTTGGAAGAGGACTTCCGTTCAAAGTCGTTTTTCAAGACCGGGCCGTTTTGCGGCCCGTATGGCCAGTCGGAGGAAGCTATAAAAGCGAAGATGTGCGGCCAGTTCTTGGACGATTTGAAAAAGCTGCTGGAAGAGGACGAGGTGAACGGCCATGACGCTTGAAGACCATATCAGGGCGCTGATCACCCAGTACCAGAAGCTCCAGCAACGCCATCAGTTCCACGCACAGAACGCCTATTACAAGTTCCAGAGCGATATGTGGCAGGCTATGGCCGATGATTTTGGCATCATCGTGGAAGACCTGCAGCAGGCGCTCTATTGTGCAGATGATGTGAAGCCACCGGAACGGCCGGAGCCAAAGAATCCGGAAACCTGGCACAAGCTGAACACCGCCACCGCCAGAAAACTTGTTGGCAAGGAGGTGGCGCACCGTGGCTAAGGCATTGATGATCGTTGCAATCCTCGCTGTGCTGCTGGGCATTTCATGGGGCGTCACATGCGCCGCCGTGTGGGCCATTTGCACGCTGATGGGACGTTCACCTGGGCCACCGGAACGGCGGCGTGGATTGCGCTTTGTCTCATTGGCAGCTTTGGCAGCTCTAAGAAGTGAGGCGCTGACCATGCCTGCACGGCTGGCACACATCAAAGAAAAGAGGTCGAAGCATGATGAAGGTCATACAGGGCACTTTCCGGCAGATTCCGTACTGGAAGCTTCGGGGCCGGTTCCACAGCTGCGGCTACCGCGATCAGGAAGTCGCTAAGTATATCGGCATTGGCCGGGACACCATGAGCGGCAGGATGCAGGGGCACAACCCGTGGACAAGCACGGAGATCACTGCAATGTGTGAGCTGCTGGGTATCCGGCAGAATGAAATCGGGGAGCTGTTCTTCCCTACTGTTGAGAAAGGAGAATCCGCATGAACGCAAAACTTTACATCGACAGCGAAGCATCTACCATCCGAGGCGAAGGCAACTTCACGGAATTGCTTGACTTGCTGGCCTCTGCAACCGCTCAGATTCTGAACGCATATTTCCCCACTAGGGACAACATGCGCCTGGCATGTGTCGCAGCGCTTACCTACAAGACAATTGATGTCCTTGCTTATACGGAACTTGAAAAGGAGGACACCGATGAAGATTAAATCTGGAGTTTGGTATTGGCTGGCAATGGGGAGCTTTGCGACGGGCCTGCTGTACAGCATGGGCCTTGAGGGCACCTGTCAGACCGGCGGCACCGTCTCGGACGGCGCGTTTATTACGGCTATAGTGCTGATCCTGCTTGCAATCTTCTTCATGCGGCTGGGCTTTGCAGCCGAAGCACGCGAGAAGCGCTGCCTCAAGATTCACAAGCCGCAGGCCAATACCGTGAAGAGCGGCAGGAAGGTTGGCTGAGCATGGCTTCCAGTAACAATATGATCTACACCCGCGTCTGTGTTGACTGCGGAAAGGTGATGCACAATGTGGGCCGCCGCGCTGAGCGGTGTCCCGAATGCAAAGCCGTACATTCAAGGGTTAAATCCCTTGAAGCTCACTACCGGGAACGGACGGAACAGCTTCTTCGTCAGCAGGAAGAGCGGGCCAATGCAATCCATCAGGGTCTTGTGGACGACAACGAGCGCTTTACTGCAAGCGCAGGCACCTATGGTAAAGGCCGCATCAAAGAGATTATGACCGCACAAAAGAAAAAGCAGCCCGCTGGTGTTGGCGCACCGACAGGCTGCAAGGGTTGATGGAATTTGAAAGCCCCATCACCCCGATGATATCACAAAATCGGAGGTTTTTACAGATGGAAAAAAATTATGTTGAGATTCAGGGCCGCTTTTCGAGCGACGGCAAGTTTATGGACGGCAAGTACGTCCCCGGCATCGTTGACGAGCTGCTTGACAGCGTTTCGGGTGCATTCAAGGACCCTACCGGTCTGCACCGCCTGCGCGTCACGGTCGAGGTTGAAGATCTGGGCGCGGATGTCAAGTTCGGAAAGCCTGCAAGCGAAACGCAGCACTCCCCTGCTCCGCAGCATTTGACCGCTGGAAAGCTGATTCCCGCACCGGACGTCTCCCCTGCCGCTATTGACCCGGCACCGGAGGTGGTAGCGTGAACCCGATGTATGATCTCTCCCTTGACGGCTACTGCCCGGCGCTTGAGCCGCCGGACGACTACTATTTCCTGCCGCGAGGGGCAGAACAGACCGAAGATCAGGAGGATGAAGAGTAATGGCTATTTTGGTTATGATCTACGGGCAATCTGGTTCCGGCAAGTCCACCAGCCTGCGCAATTTTAAGCCAGAACAGGTGAGCGTGGTCAACGTGCTGGGCAAGCCGTTCCCGTTTCGTTTTAACGGTCTCAAGGGTGCCGTTTCGGATGATTACGGCGCGATCGCAAACCTGCTGTGCAAGACCCCAAAGCAGAGCGTCGTGATTGATGATGCAACCTACCTTATGTCCAATGAGTTTGTTAGGACGGCAAAGCAGATTGGCTACCAGAAGTTCACCGACATGGCGGCAAACTTCAAGGGCCTTCTCGATCTTGCAAAGAGTCTTCCCAGCAACAAGATCATCTACATTATGGGCCACATGGAGAGGGACAACGACGGCAACGAGAAGTTCAAGACAATTGGCAAGATGCTGGACGAGAAGATTTGTGTCGAAGGGCTTTTTACCATCGTCCTGAAAACGGTAGTGCAGGACGGCAAGTATTATTTTAGCACCCAGAACACCGGCAGCGATGTGAGCAAATCTCCCATTGGGATGTTTGATGCTCAGCTGATTGACAACGACCTTGCAATGGTTGATAAGACCATTCGCGAATATTACGGCCTGCCTGCAAACGATGCAGCACCCGCCAAGAACAACGAAAAGGAGTAAAAAATCATGAAGAATATCAATTGGAGCGAAGTTCAGGAAGCAACTGATTTCAAGACCCTGCCCGTAGGCGCTTATGTTGCCGGTATCGTAGCCGCACAGGACGTGCCTGAGAAGGAATACCTCAACATCTACTGGGATATTGCGGAGGGCGAGTTCCGAGGCTATTTCCATGGAATGACAAAGGCTATTCAGGAACGTGGCAAGCTGGAATCCGGCCAGTGGGCATGGGGCGGCACCACCAAGAAGTCCTACAAGGAGACCGCTCTGCCGTTCTTCAAGGCATTCCTGACCAGCGTGGAGCAGTCCAACCCGGGCTACAAGTTCAACAACGATGAAAGGACCCTGCGCGGCAAGCTGGTGGGCATCATCCTCGGGGAGGAAGAGTATCAGGCCAATGATGGCAGCATCAAAACCAAATTGGTGGTCAGCAAGTTCACCAGCATTGACAAAATCCGGGATGGCGATTTTGAAATTCCGCCCAAGAAGATGCTGAACAGCTCTGCAATTCCGGCGGCATATACTGCGCCCATCAACGACAATGAAGACCTGCTTTTCTGAGCGGCAGTAGAAGGAGAGAGAAAAATGCCAGCAACAAGAAATATTATGCCAGAAGAGGTGCGCAATGCAAAGCTTCTTCTCAGTAAGGGCCTGTCAGATGCAGAGGTCGCAGCTATTATCGGTCGTTCCGTGACAGCAGTTATCCGTATCAGAAACGGTACATACGACTTCATGCTTGCGGATGTACCGAATGATACCCAGGATGATAGCCGGGTGTGTATCCTGCTGAAATCTATCGACAGCCGCCTGTACCAGCAGAACGAGGACATGAAGAAGGCCATTGACCAGCTGGTGGGCCTGAACAGTGCCCTTGTTGAGCTTCAGAACGAGATCAAGGTGTGCAGCTCCTGCATGACGGCAATGCTGGATGCCCTGAACGACCTCAAGAGCCAGAACAGTCCGCAGGCTGAACCGGAAGCCCCTGCGAACAAGTATCCGGGCAAGGATTTTGCGAACTGGGGAGAGGTTATTCGCCGTGTTGAGGTCTACGGTGACAAGTTTATTGCGGACAACCTGCGCGGAAACAAGGCCAGTCTGGACGGCGTTACGCTGTATCTGGCCTGCCACCCCAGCACGAAGAAGTTCCTCAAAAGCAGCGCTGTTGCAATCCCCAGCATTAAACAGCAGTGCCGGAACGTTCTCGGCTACGGCGTCGAGGTTAAGATCATTGATCTGTAAAAACCCAAGAAAACCCATCGGTTTTTTTAAAAACCATTGGGTTTTCAAAAGCGGGAAGGAGGTGGTTTGTAGTGGACAACATCGAAATGGCTCGCCCGAAAGGCTTGTTGATACCCTTTGACAAGTTCGTAATCTTGGACATCCTTCCACCTGATAAGTATAAGTATGTAATCTCAACGCTTATGCGGAAGTATGTAGAGCACGGCGACGAACCCGAGGAGCTTGAAGACCTTGAGAAGATGGCATTTGAGTCTTTAAGAAGTTCAATGGATACAAACATTGAAACGTACAGACGTTCTATTTTGGCAAACAGGAAAAACGGACGAAAAGGCGGCAGGCCCAGAAAAGCCACTGAAACCGACGGGATTGCAGAAGAACCCACAGAAACCCATGGGTTTTCCGAGAAACCCACCAAAACCGATGGGGGGTTAAAGTACAAAGTACAAAGTACAACAGATACTAAAGTATCTGATAGTAGTAGCGCTGAAGCGCTGCCCCCTACAACCAAGAACAGGTTTTCACCGCCGGATGTTGAAACGGTGAAAAGTTACTTTGCGGAGAAGGGCGGAACGGAAGGGCAGGCTATTCGGTTCTATGCCTATTACGAATCCAACGGCTGGAAGGTGGGCCGGAATCCTATGAAGAACTGGAAGGCAGCAGCATCCGGGTGGATATCCCGTGACAGTGAGCAGCAACCAAACAAGCCTGCACCGGGCAATACATCCAGATCTGCAGCGGATGTCTATGCAGACATCTTCAAGGGGGTGATTTGATTGACGATGGAGAAGATCATCGAACTGCTGGCCGTGGCAGATGGCTATTTCAGCAAGCCCCAAACAGACGAGAGCCGGAAGGCGATTTCCAAGGTCTGGGCAAAGTCAGACCTTCGGACGGCCCCGGATGATATCGCAGAACAGGCGTTTTACGATGTCATACAGCACTGCAAGTGGCAGGAAAAGCTGCTTCCTGAATGGCTGGAGCGGATTCAGAAGATTCAGGGAGAGCGGCTCATGACAGAGCGTTGCCTGCATTCACACCGTAAGTTGCAGAAGATGCTGAAAGCCCGCGCAGAGCGGAAGCTTTTGAAAGAATAGCCCGCATATGGCGTTCAGAGCGTCCTGCGCGGCTCCCTGAACGCGGTTTTAGGGCAAACCGGCAAGTTATACTACAAAGCGCAAAACGCCGTTCAGGGCCATTTCTCGCGTTCTGAACGCATGGAGGTAAAAAGTACTATGAACCTGTATGAGATCAACTCGCAGATTTTGGACTGCATCGATCAGGAGACCGGCGAAGTTATGGACATCGACCGGCTGGAAGAGCTGAACATGGCAAAGGCCGAGAAGGTGGACAACATCGCCTGTTGGGTAAAGAACCTCGAAGCTGATGTTGTGGCCTTTGAAGCACAGGAAAAGGCTTTTGCTGACCGCAAGGCAGCCGCAAAGCGCAAGATCGACAGTCTCAAGCACTATCTGACCGATGCTCTGGGCGGGCAGAACTTCAGCAGCGACCGGTGCGCGGTGAGCTTTCGCCGCAGCAAGGCGGTCAGCGTGCTGGATGAAGCCGCTGTCCCTGCCGAGTACATGACCGAGAAGACCACCCGCACACCCAACAAGACGGCCATTGCGGCCCTGCTCAAGACCGGCACGGCAGTGCCCGGCTGTGAGCTGGTGGAACGTGTAAACCCGTCTGTGAAGTGAGGGAGGATGGGACGATGGATGAAGTTAGACTGATTGACGCGAACGCTTTGCACAAGCGCATCGAAATGAACCTTCGTGCAAGCAATCCGTTCACTATTGAAGAATGCTGCTATAAGGATGCCCTGAACAGCGTGGACGACGCTCCCACCATTGACCCGGAAACACTGCAGCCGACATGGCGAAACCCTGAAACGGACCCGCCCAAGGTCGAAACCGAAGTGCTGATTTTGTACCGCAACAATATTGACGGATACAGTATTACGACAGCGCACTATGAAGACGGGAGCGTTTTTTCACAAGATAGCGTATGGTATTGGGAATATCTTTCCGATTGGGGGACATACGACGAGGAGCGGGACGACTACAAAATCCCGAAAGGCTGGTGGGAATACCGCCATTTCAACCAGGACGACGTTTACAACAACAAGATAGACCGCCCCGTGGTAGGCTGGATGCCGCTGCCGCCGGAGGAGATTACAAAATGAGCGAAAAACGTATGGTCTACGCGGAGGACGTGATCCAGAGAATCCGCGACCTAGCCCCGGAAATCCTGGGCGGCTGGTATAACCCAGACATGGAGAACGAGTTGGAACAGCTTGTTTGCATTGTTGAAAGCACTCCGACGGCAGCAGATACGGATGTCCAGCGCTGGCGCAAAACGGCAGAATGTCCGCCGACAGAGGCTGATGCAAACGATTATGGAATGGTGCTGGCCGTTGCAGCCGGATATATTGGAACTCGGTATCATAAAAGTGTGGAAACATGACCTTTTGATACTGTTGCACTACTTCCGAGAGAATTCCCCATTTGGATGCCGCTGCCTAAACTTCCGGAGGAAAAACGCTCATGACATTAGGATTTGCGATGTTCGCCGCAACGTTTATGGTTGCTGTTGTTGCAGCTATTATTGCAGTCTGCTATGCGCTTGTCTGGCTGCTGTACGATCACCCCATAGCTCTTGCAGCAACTACCGCTTTTATGATTTGGATGCTTGCTGTGGCTCTGATCTACAAAGCAGGTAATGGCACAGCATTATAAAATCGACTGCGGCAAGGCGGACGACCGGAAGGAACTGGCCGTTATTCTGGTGATGAATGGCTACACCGTCCGCATGGGCAAGGAAAAGCGCAGTAACAAATCTACTTTGACCTATTTTGTGGAGTATTGGAGGCCCGAAGATGAGCGAGAAAATGAGCACTGAACGCGCGGCAGAGATCCTCAACCCGGCGCACCGCGGGAGTTACGAGAGTATGGAGCCAGTGAACGAGGCTTGCAGGATGGGCCGGGCTGCTCTCCTGCTGAAGATTCCTCGCAGCCCCTTCCCGGATGGCGACAAGAGTATTCTGGCTTGCCCCAACTGCGGCAGCGGTGAATACCTGCACAACATCGACACGGCCCGGAACGTGTTCTGCGGCCAGTGTGGACAGGCTATCAAGTGGGAGGACGACGATGAATGATCAAGCGAAATCCAACCCTGAAACCGACACTATGAGTCCGGAGGAAATGGCCCGTTATTTGATGGGGTTTTGCCGTTGCTATTTGGCGACAGGAAATGGTTGCCCAGGTTGCCCGTTCGATAAGCCGACCAGTAACGATGGCGATGGAGAATGCCGTCTCGGTGTTCCTTCCGACTGGGACTTTTGAGGAGGAGAAGTGAAGCATGAAAACCGAAAAGAGAATGATCTGCTTTATCGTGTCAGCAGCATTGCTGATTGTGACGCTGTGGTTTACATCCTGCGGTGCGGCCACTGCCGAGGCAGGAGCTGAAAGAAAGCCATGCTACCATGTCACGGTCTATTCTCCTGGCATTGTAGATGGATCATACGCAGCCCGGCGGTATCCGAAGTATACCATCACCGTGGACACTTTTGAAGATCTGGTTCCCACAGATATTTATAGCCGTGAAAGAGATTACCAACTTCTTCAAATCCCTCTTGGAGATGGCCGCTTTGAGTTGGTGTCCACCTCGCTGGTGGAAATCGAGTATTACTGAAGGGAGAGACGTGAGCATGAAAGCTGTTTTGCTGAGCATTCGGCCCAACTGGTGCAAGAAAATCGCAAACCTGCGGAAGACGGTTGAAATTCGCAAAACTGCGCCAAACCTTGAAGTGCCGTTCAAATGCTACATCTACTGCACAAAAGCTCCAAAGAAACTCATTACGATTTTCAGAGATGGCGAAGAATCGTATGATGGAGAAATCTATCACGGAAAGACCAAGTTTATCACATGGGATGGCATTGGTGTGCCAGATGATATAGACAGCGCCATGCAGATGGTTATTGGCGAGTTCGTCTGCGATAACATCCGACGCATTGGACCTGAATACTGTGTCGTCAAAGAAGATATCGAATCTGCAATTTCTGGAAGCTGTCTCACAGTACCGCAAGTCAAAGACTATGCCGGATGGAAGTCCGGGATGAGTTATGCAGATTTGAAAGACTTGTATGGCTGGCACATTTCCGACCTGAAAATTTACGACCGCCCACGACCGTTAAGTGATTTCACAAGACTGCGGGCAACAAAATTTGGCTATGAGTCTGTAGAGATTCAGCGTCCGCCTCAAAGCTGGTACTACGTGGAGGACGGCAGATGAAATTAACCCTCTACGGCGATCCGCACACCAAGAAAAACTCTGCCCGCATTCTCCGCACGCGCTCTGGCACCCCATTTGTGGCCCCCAGCAAGGCATACGTGGATTATGAGACGGACTGCCTGCGGCAAATCAAAAGGCCGCGCAGCCCCATCTCTGCCCGCGTGAACGTGAGGTGCGTGTACTACATGAAGACCGCCCGCCGGGTCGATCTGGCAAACCTCATCGAGGCTACAACGGACATTCTGGTAAAAGCCCGCGTGCTGGAAGACGACAACAGCAAGATCGTCGTCGCCCACGATGGCAGCAGGGTGAAGCTTGACCGGAAGAACCCCCGGGCGGAAATTGAGATTGAAGAAATGGAGGTATATACATGATTGGAGAAATTTGGATTCAAGCAAATATGACTGAGAATGGAACTGTTCATCTTTTGGTTGCGCCTGGTATTGCCGATAGAATCAAGGACGTTGTCGTTTACGAAATCGGTAGCCCTGACGTAAAGGGCAAGTTTGAGGAGGAAAACAATGACCCGCACATGGATACCTGACACCGACACGCCGAGGCCGGACGGAAACGATTACCTCACCGTTAAGGCGTGGCTGAACCGCTACCGCGAAGCAGAGAAAAGATACTACTTGCTGTCTGACCGTCTGGCCGAAGCACAGGAGGCCACCCGGCACATCACCCAGAGCCTCAGCGCGGCCCCCGGCGGCAGCAAAGATGGCCAGAGCCTTGCCCGGGCGGTGGAACGCGAGGAGGAAGCGGAGCGCCGCGCTTATGAGCAAAGAGCGGTCTGCGACAGGCTGTTCCTCGAGATCAGAAACGCGCTCTCCCAGATCCAGAACGAGAAAGCATACACGGTGCTGTACAAGTACTATCTTGATTGCCTCACGTGGGACAGGGTCGCAAAAGATATGAATTACTCTCTGCGCATGGTCTATGTCTTGCGGCGCAAAGCAATGGAGGAACTGAGCCTTTAAAAAAATTGCACTGTCATTACATTGCGGTTTCACTATCGCATGGTGTAAAATTGTATCATCGGAAAAGCCAAAAGGCAAACCGATGCACGCAGCCTCCGAAACGTGTCCCTTCTTAGCATTTTCCTCCTTTTCTGTTTGCAGGTACTGGGCTTTGCTCTCTTTTCGCGTTTCGCGCTGCTTCTATGCGATACACTGACATAAAGGCAGCCTGCCGCTCATGAGAGGAAGGAGACGGTTCGATTCCGCCGTATCGCACCATATGGCGCATGGACCAGACAACCCGAAAGGCCGCACGTGCAACCTCCCGTGCCAAGAAAAGGCCTTAGAATCCTTGCCAAGGTGTAGCTTTCCTGACAGGATGTGCGCCAACCAACAGCCCCGGCGGCGAACCGGAGCTGTTTTTATATGGCCGCCTGAGCGCAGTTTGGAGCGCGGCGCGTGTGTGTAGACATGGCTGGTTCGATTCCAAGGGCGGCTCTTATACTCCAGTAGCTCAAGTGGTAGAGCAGCGGTCTCCAAAACCGCATGTTGCAGGTTCGAGTCCTGCCGGGAGTGCTTGCGTGCCCTATGAGGGAGCGGCGCAATAGCGGGGCATCCGGCCGCGAAAGTTCCGGGTGCAGCAGCGCCCACCGTTTGACGCCTGTCCAACGAACTGAATGCACGGGCGCTGCTTATATGCCGTCATAGCTCAACTGGAAGAGCGCCGCCCATTTAAGGCGGGACAACGTTGGTGACACCACGGGAACATCACTGCACAGCCAACCACTGCGCACATCCATTCCGTGGGTGCCGGTTCGAATCCGGTTGGCGGCTAGCGTGATTTTAGAGTGTCCACAGTGGACACTTTTGGAGAGGAGGCATACAAATGTTTGAGCGCTTGAAAGAACTGATTTGCGACATGGCAAAGTTTTTGACGCGTCTCGGCGCTGGCCTTATCCTCTCAGCCTTACCGATCAGCAACAAAGAAAGCCACTTTGTGCGCTATGCACGGAGTTTCGGTTTCCGTGCAGACCACACAAAACGCGAGCCTCGGGCAGAGATCGGAGGCCGTGGCTGTATCCAAGGAGCACGGCCTGCTATCCGTGCGGATTAACCGCTGCTGATACAATACAATTAAAAACCAGCTTTTTGCATGATGAGCTCCATGCAGCAAAGCTGGTTTTTCTTATGCCGCTTTAGCTCAGTCGGCCAGAGCATCCGGCTCATAACCGGACGTGTGCAGGTTCGAGCCCTGCAAGCGGCACATTCGATATTTTGACCGTTCGGATTTCCGGGCGGTTTTTCTTTTGCGTGAGTTTAGAGAGGTGGTGGCGGTGAGCGCGAAGCGGCTGACAGACAGACAAAAAAAGAAGATCATTGCTGACTATGTGCAGCTGCAGAGCTACGCCAGAACCGCAAAGCTGAACGACGTGGCAGAAAGCACCGTGCGGAAAATCGTGAAAGATAATCCCAAGTGCGCGGATTTGTGCGCCTTAAAAAAAGAGCAGAACACGCAGGACATGCTTTCCTACTTAGGAAGCAAGCGCGGGGAAGCACAGGATCTTCTCGGGCTGTACCTTCAGGCGATGGCAGACCCTGACAAGATCGCAGAGGCAACGCTGCCACAGCTGTCTACGGCGTTCGGCACCATCGTGGATAAGTTTGTTATGCTGGGAGACCAGAGCGGCATAGAAGCCCCGGACGATGGCCTGCTTGAGGCTCTGAGCGCTGCCGCAGACATCAGCCCGCCGGATGACGTGGAGATGCTGCCGGAGGAAGAGGACGACCATGCGGAAAAGTAACGGTTTTCGCTGGAAAGCCCTCAGCCAGCGGCAAAAGATGGTTCTTTGCTGGTGGACACCGCAGAGCACATACAGCGGCTACAACGGAATCATTGCAGATGGCGCTATTCGCTCGGGCAAGACCTTTGCCATGAGCTTCTCTTTCGTCCAGTGGGCTATGACCTGCTACAGCGGCCAGCAGTTTGCCATGTGCGGCAAGACCATTGCCAGCTTCCGGCGCAACGTTCTGGGCACACTCAAGCAGCAACTTGCAGCCCGTGGCTACAACGTCAAGGAGCACCGCGCCGAAAACTGCATGACCGTCAGCAAGGGCGGCAGGGCCAACGAGTTTTACTTTTTCGGCGGCAAGGACGAGAGCAGTCAGGACCTGATCCAGGGCATCACCCTTGCCGGAGCATTCTTCGACGAGGTGGCCCTGATGCCGCAGAGCTTCGTCAATCAGGCCACGGCCCGCTGCTCTGTCACCGGGTCAAAGTTCTGGTTCAACTGCAACCCGGGCAGCCCACAGCACTGGTTTTATCTCGAGTGGGTGCGCAAGTGCCGTTCCCGCAAGATGATGTATCTCCATTTCACGATGGACGACAACCTGTCACTTTCCGAGGACATCAAGGCCAGATACCGCAGCCAGTACAGCGGCGTTTTCTATCAGCGCTATATTCTGGGCCTGTGGACCGTGGCCGAGGGCCTTGTATATGACATGTTCGACCGCAAGAAGCACGTTGTTGATGTGCTGCCGCAGCTTTCGCCAAAGAGCGCCTATGTGGCGTGCGACTTTGGCACCCAGAACGCAACGGTTTTTTTGCTGTTCCAGAAGCGGGCAGATGCAGACTGCTGGATCGTCACCCGGGAGTACTACTACAGCGGCCGGGAACAGAAGCGGCAAAAGACCGTGGGCGAGTACGTCACAGACCTCAAGGCGTGGCTGAACGGCATCAAGCCGGAGAGGATCATCGTTGACCCCTCTGCCCTGCCCCTGATTACAGAGCTGCGCAAGAACGGCTTTACCCAGACGCCCGCAAACAACGACGTCCTGAGCGGCATTCTGGACGTGCAGACCATGCTGCAGACCGGGCGGTTGAAGATCTACAAAGACTGCAAGCACACGCTGGAAGAGTTTGGCGTGTACGCTTGGGATCCAGATAAAGACGACACCGTGCTGAAGGTCAACGACCACTGCATGGACGCTATCCGCTACTTCGTGCGCACAAAGCGCCTTGTGAAACTGAGGGATTGATTTTGAGCACTGTATACACATTCCAGACCTTCCAGCAGGCGCAAGCCGCCGGGGAACAGCCTGATTTCATCCGGCGGTTCGTGCAGCAGCACTGCGCTTCCGGATTGTACAAGATGGCGCTGGACGCCGACCTGTACGATGCCCAGAAAAACCCGGGGGCTGAACGCTTCGCGCAGGCTTACGCTTTGATGCTGAAACGCCTGTCCAAAAACACAAAGCAGGATGTTCTGCACCCCGATATGGTCAAGAGCAATCTTTTCCGGCGGCTCAACAAACAGCGGGCGACCTACTCCCTCGGCAACGGTGTGGTCTTTGCGGACGAGGGCGTGGACAAGGACAGGCTGGGGCAGAACTTTGATGAACAGATCCAGAAGGCCGGATATTTCGCCCTGATCCACGGCGAGAGCTTTGGATTCTGGAACAACGACCACTTGGTAGTTTTCAAGCTGACAGAGTTCGCTCCCCTGTACGATGAAAAAACAGGCCTTTTGCAGGCGGGTGTGCGCTTCTGGCGGCTGAACCCGGACACGGATATGCACTACATCCTGTACGAGCTGGACGGCTTTACCGAGTACACAGAAAGCAAAATCGGCAATGTGATGCAGGAGACCGTAAAAAAGCAGGCATACAAGAGCGTGACCGTCACCACACCCGGCGGCGGGCTGGAAAGCGTAGAGGGCGAAAACTACAGCGCTCTTCCCATTGTGCCGTTGTGGGGCTCCGACCTGCACCAGAGCACCCTTGTGGGGCTGAAAGCCTACATTGACAACACCGATCTGGTGATGTCCGGCTTCTGCAATGACTTGCAGGACTTTTCGCAGATCTACTGGCTGTGCGAGAACTTCAACGGCATGACCGATGACGAGTTGCAGGAGTTCCTCGTCAAGCTGAATTTGTACCACATTGCAGGTGCAGACACCAGCGAGGGCGGCAAGATCACCCCCTACACCAACGAGATCCCCGTGACGGCCCGGCAGGCGCTGTTGGAGCTGCTCCACACCCGGGTCTATGAGGACTTCGGCGGTCTGGATGTGCATTGCGTCAGCGCGGACAGCACCAACGACCATCTGGATGCAGCCTATGAACCGCTGAACCAGAACGCAGACGACTTCGAGGCGCAGGTCAAGCCGTTTATCCGGCAGATCTGCGCACTGGCTGGCTTTGAAAACGCTATGCCGGCATTCAACCGCAGCAAGATCACCAACACGGCCGAGCAGGTTAGCATGGTGATTTCTGAGGCACCGATCATCGGGCAGGACATGGCCATTGACCTGCTGCCCAACCTGACCCCGGAACAAAAGGAGCAGGCCAAGGCCGCGCTGATGGCCGAGAGCGCAACACGGGAGACCGTGGAGGAGGACGCAGACGATGGCGAATCTTAAAATCCCGATGGAGGGGAAAATCGAAATCGAGCTTTCAGAAGAAGCAGAAAATGTTATGCAACGGTTCATTTCCGCTGTTGAGCTGCTGCAGGGAACAACTATTGATATCACAAGGCCAAACGTGCGGATGGTCGGCATTGATGCGTTTGGACGACCGCAGTTTGAAAAAGAGGAGGAGGACGAAGATGGAACAGATGAAGCGTGATATTTGCGCCGCAGTTTTTGGCTTTTTCTTTGGCTGCGGGGTAAGCTCGTTTATCATTAACGTTGCAAAGCTTGTGATGCACTTATGACTGACCGTGACCGTATCTCTACTCGCCAGCTGAACCGCCTGCGCCGCCGTATCCTCCGGGTGTACGGCACTGCCCGCCGGGAGATGCAGGAGCAGCTTACCGAGTTTCTGGCAAAGTACAAAGCGCTGGACGAGCGCAAACGGGCGCAGCTGGCCGCAGGCGAGATCACCGAAGAGGACTACCGCATCTGGCTGCAAAATCAGGTCTTTCAGTCCGATTTGATGCACGCAAAGCTGGACGGCATCACCCAGACCTGCACCACAGCCCAAGAGACTGCCTACAAGCTGGCCCGGGACGAGCAATACAACATCTTTTCCTTCGGCGCAAACTGGGCTTTCTACGAGCTGGAACGGGCCGCAGGAGTGACGTTCGGGCTGACCCTGTACAACACCGAAGCGGTCAAACTCCTGCTGAAGGAGAACCCCCGCATGGTACCCAACAAGCGTATCAAAAGCGAGAGCAACAAAACCTATGATGCAAAGGTATTCAACCGCTACGTCATGCAGGGCATCGTGCAAGGCAAGAGCGTCCACGACATCGCCGTGCAGGCCGTGAATGGCATGGCTGACACGGAAATACACTGGGCCATGAACAACGCCATCACAGCCCTTACCAGCGCCCAGAATGCCGGGGCTTTGCAGCAGATGCGAAACGCCCAGGCTTTGGGCATCGAGGTCAAAAAGCGGTGGAACTCCACCCACGACTACCGCACCCGTGAAATGCACCGCCTGCTTGACCAGCAGACAGCAGAGCTTGACGAGCCGTTCAAGGTCATGGGATACGAGATTCAGCGCCCCGGCGACCCCAACGCAGCCCCGGAGATGGTTTACCACTGCCGCTGTGTGCTGTCCTCTGCTCTGGGCAGGTATCCCCGGCAGAACGCCATGCAGCGAGACAATGTGACCAAAGAGACAACGCCCGTCATGGACTACAACGAGTGGTATAAATCCAAGGGCGGAAAGGAAAAAGAGCAAATGTAGTGGGCAGAAGAGAGAAAACGGAGAAAGGAGAGCGCAAAGCATGAAAAATAAGAAGTTTGGGATTGTCGTAATCAACGATGACTTTTTCTTGAACTTTTGCCGTGATTTTAAGCCCCCGTGTGGTTACATTAAGCCAAAACACGCGCGGCCTTCCTACGGAAATGGCGCAAAGCCGCATGGAGCACACAAACGCCTTATTAGGACAATGGAAGGATTCAGAAAATGAATGTCTTGACGTTGGGCAGAGCAGGAGGAAGAAGGAACGAGAATGAAGCATAAAAATAAGGCCCTGCCACCCGGCAGAGCCTAAAGGTCACAGACCTTTGATTTGGTTGAGCAGAGCCGCACGCAGGGCATCGGTTTCAGCGTCCGCTTGTGGCTTGTTCGGGTCATCCGGGATATATTCCAGTATATCGCCGGGCTGACAATGAAGCACCTCACAAATTTTGTCAAGCGCCCCAACGGGAAACTGCTTGATAGTGCCAAGACAGATTGCTGATATGGTAGGCGGTCTAATCCCAGTAGCTTCAGCGAGTTCCTTTTGGGTCATGTTTGCGTCTGCGAGCAAGGCCTTTAAGTGATAGCTTATCGACATTTCTAACACCTCTTTTCCTACATCTATAATACTACGCCATCCGTTAATAGTCAATACGCAAAACGTAAAAAATATTTTTGAAAATTACGGAAAACGTATTGACGAATTACGCAATTCGTAGTATAATAGATGCATGGAAAGGAGGTCAGAGGTGCAAGGGAGCAAATACCGGGAGGTGATGCTCCGTGACTAGCAAGGAGTTTGCAAAGCTCACCAGAGCCGAGCAGTTGGCACGGTTTGACGCATATAAAAAAGCGGCCAGCGCTGGAACGCTGAACCGCTAAGACACAAGAAAGCAACCAGTCAAGAAGCCCCTTGCACCTCCATTTTATTTTTTTATAAGCGATTTGTCAAGTAAAATGTGAGGTTTTAGCAATGGAAACACCAAAAATCACGAAAGTGGAGCTTGAACTGGATGCTGTTTCTGGTGAACTCCGAGTAATGCACGACCTGTTGAACATCTTTGCCAACTGGTTTGAGGAAACGCACAAGACCGATATGATCAAGCGGGAGCGCACCAGCGAGCTTGTGAGCCAGATTTGGAGAGAAGCCCCGATGTACAACTCCATGCTGACGGCCCTGTTTGCATCCCTTACCGGTCTGGAAAAGGAAGTAGACGAAGTACTTAACTATCAAATTGCAGAACAAGAGGTAAACGCATGAGTAACATCCAGATTTTCAACTACCGGTCCAACGAAGTCCGCACCGTAGAGATGGGCGGCGAACCGTGGTTTGTCCTCAAGGACGTGTGCACAGTGCTGGGCATTTCCCACATCACGGACACCGCCAAGCGCATGGATGAGGATGAGGTCGGTCAGACCGAGGTCATCGACAGCATGGGTCGCAAGCAGTCCACCTACATCATCAATGAGAGCGGCCTGTACAACGTCATTCTCCGCAGCGACAAGCCGGAAGCCAAACCGTTCCGCAAATGGGTCACGTCCGAGGTGCTGCCCTCCATCCGCAAGAATGGCGGTTACATCGCCGGACAGGAGCAGCTCACCCCGGAAGAGCTGATGGCAAAGGCGCTGCTTGTGGCAAACAAGACCCTTGCAGACCGGGAAGCCCGCATCTGTGAGCTGACCGCACAGAACAGTCAGCTCACCGTGGAGAAGCAGATCATGCAGCCCAAGGCCGAGTATTTTGACGAGCTGGTTGACCGCAATCTGCTGACCAACTTTCGGGAGACCGCCAAGGAGCTGGGCATCAAGCCCAAAGCCTTTGTGGCATGGCTGCTGGAAAAGAAATTCCTTTACCGTGACCAGAAAGGCAAGCTGCTGCCCCGAGAGGACAAGAACAGCGGCCTGTTCGAGGTCAAGGAAGCCAAGAACGACAAGACCCAGTGGAGTGGCGTACAGACGCTTATCACTCCCAAAGGCCGAGAGACGTTCCGGCTGCTGTACCTGTAACTGAATAACCGACCCTGCCCCACACCGGGGCGGGGTTTTGTTATACATAGAGTAAACCATGAACTTTAACTACGACATCAAATTCACGGACAACACCCCGCGGCTGCTTGAAGCTCTGGACTCTTGGGCAGAGCGGGTGCTGACCATCTGGGGCATGAAGGTGCAGGACTACGCCCAGCTTCTTGTGCCCACAGGCACGGCAGACAGCACGGGCATTGAGGGCTATGTGGGCGGTGCGCTCAAGCAAAGCCTGACCTACGCCGTAGACCTTGCAAAAAAGACCGTGACCATCGGGTCAAATCTCTTTTACAGCGTGTATGTGGAGCTGGGCACGGGCGTACACGCAACAAACGGCAACGGTCGCAAAACGCCGTGGGTCTGGAAAGACTTCAACGGCAAGTGGCACTTTACCCGGGGCATGGCTCCCCGTCCGTTCCTCCGCCCTGCGGTGGAAGAACACATTGACGAGCTGCGAGAAATCGCGGTGGAAGAAGGAAACAAGAAGGCATAACATGAAGAAAATTTTCGCATCTATCGTGCTGCTTGCGGCGCTGTTGCTGTGCGGCTGCTCGGAGGCTGCCAAGGCCAATGCCAACATCTCCAAGCAGGCCGATTACTTTGAGAGCGAGCGCAAGATCACCGTCTACAACGCCCGAACCGACAAGGTGATCATGGAAGCCGAGGGCTACATGTCCATCTCCAACAACTCGGACAACGAGCTGGTCTGCACTGTAAAAATCGGCCCAGACACCTACCGCAAGAATTACATCTACCTGAACGACTACACCATGTATGTGGTGGAGGACATCACCGGCACCCATACCGACCCCTACCACTACAAGCTCTATTTCCACACTGACATCCTGCCCAGCGTGGAAACAAGACCGTAAAATTTAATACTCAGCGGTTGGCGCACAGCGTCAGCCGCTTTTTTATGCCGCTTTCGCACAACTGGCAGTGCTCCCGGCTCATAACCGGGTAGTTGCAGGTTCGACCCCTGCAAGCGGCACCACACCGGCAGCACGTCCGGTAAATTAAACCTTATTGCCAAGCATGGCAGCCCGAGCAAGGGCGGAAAGGACTATCACATGGCACTCGAACGCAAGACTCTCCGGGCGATTCTGGAAGATGAAACGACCGACACCAGCGGCAAGCTCAAGAAAATTCTGGACGTGCTGCATGAGGAAACGGACACTTTGCAGAACCAGCTCGATGAGAAGAACGCAGCCCTCGCCAAAGCCGAAAAGGACCGCGATGCAGCCAACAGCGGCAAGGAAGCCGCTGAAAAGGCGCTGACCGACTACAAGGACCAGCAGACCCAGAGGGACACCCGGGCCACGAAAGCAGCGGCATACAAGCAGCTGCTGAAGGACAATGGCGTGCTGGAAAAGCACTTTGACCGCGTTGTAAAAATGACCGGCGCGGACATCGACGCTTTGGAGCTGGACGAGAACGGCAAGGTCAAGGACGCAAAGAAGTTCATGGACAGCCAGAAAGACGTGTGGGGCGACTTTGTGGCTACAACCACGACCACCGGCGCGAAGGTGGATACCCCGCCCACCAACACCGGCTCCAAAATGACCAAAGAGCAGATCATCAACATCAAAGACGCAAGCGAACGGCAGGCGGCCATTGCGGCCAACCCTGAAGCGTTCGGGCTTGCAGCAAAGGAGTAACACATGGCAGCACCCGAAAATCTTACCACTGCTTCCCAGATCACTACCTCTATTCGTGAGGTGGATTTTGTTACCCAGTTCCAGAAGAACTGGGACGCTCTGCGCACCATTCTGGGCATCATGCGCCCCATCCGCAAGGCACCTGGCACCAAACTGGTCTCCTACAAGGCAACCGTTGACGGCGGCCTGCAGGGCGGCACTGCCGTCGGCGAGGGTGAAGACATTCCTCTGACCAAGACCAAGGTCGAGCCTGTGGCCTATGACGACATCGAGCTCGGCAAGTGGGCAAAGGCGGTTTCTATCGAAGCCGTCACCAAGTACGGCGCGACTGTGGCCGTGGAGCGCACCGATACTGCGTTCCGCAATGAGCTGCAGAAGAAAGTTCTGACCGACTTTTACACCTTCCTCAAGACCGGCAAGCTGGTGGGCACTCAGAAGACCTGGCAGCGTGCTCTGGCTATCGCAAAGGGCGCAGTCCTGAAGCGCTTTGCCAACGACAATCTGGACGTGACCGAGGTCGTGGGCTTTGCCAATATCATGGACTTCTACGACTACCTGGGCGACAAGGAGATCACCGTTCAGACCGAGTTCGGACTGAACTACGTCAAGAACTTCCTCGGTTACAGCACCCTCTTCCTCCTGCCTGACGCTTACATCGAGCAGAAGAAGGTGATCGCAATTCCCGTGGAGAACATCGACCTGTACTACGTGGATCCCGCAGACCGCGACTATGCCACCATGGGCGCAAACTACACCGTCTCCGGAGAGACCAACCTGCTGGGCTACCATACCGAGTACAACTACAAGAACGCCACCACTACCAACTATGCCATCATGGGCATGAAGCTGTGGGCAGAGTATCTGGACGGCATCGCAGTCGTGACCGTCGGCACGTCCAACACCGAGCCCGCTGTGGCCGCCTCTGAATCCACCGGGCGCTAAGAAGAGGTGACTTTGAATGACCGTCCCTGAGCTGTGCGTTTACACGCACAATTTTTTTGACCGGGCAGACAACCCCGTTGCCGGGGAGTTCGCCTTTGAGCCGGACACCGTGCCCGCCGGGGTAGTGCCGGGGCAGTATTTCCTCGTGTGTGGATCCATTTTCAATGACGGCGTGCACAAGGCCGGGGACGGCGATCTGACCGCCGAGACCTTCACCGGGACGGTGCAGCCCATGCGCGTGCCGCCTGATTTTGTGGCGCTGGCTGAAAAAATCGACGCATACGACAAGGCGCTCCCGGCCGGCGGCATGTATGTGTCTCAGTCCTTTGCCGGCTGGTCCGGCACGATGGTTACAGGCGCGGACGGCCTGCCCGCAGACGGCAAGACCCGCTATAAATCCGAGATCAATCAGTGGAGGAAGATGTGACATGGTCAACGCATTCACTGCATCCACCGCGATGCAGAGCTTTACCCAAAAATACCGTTTTCTGACCCGCAACTATGAGCCGGACGGCGTGGGCGGCTTTGTGTCCGGCTGGCAGGACGGCCCCGAGTTTGAGGCCGTGGAGCGCCACGACACCACCGTGGAAGCTCAGGTGGCAGAGCAGGCCGACACGGCATCCACCTATACCCTGCTGGTCGGCACCGGCGTGCCGCTGGCCTTCCCGGACTACATCAAGCGGGTGAGCGACGGGCAGACCTTCCAGATCACGAGCGCAGCAGATGAGGGCAAAGCCCCGCCGGAATCCGGCATGGGGCTGCGGGCCGTCAAGTGCAAAAAGGCGGTGCTGCCGTAATGGGACCGTCTGAGAGCATCAACCGGGCGCTGAACACGTTTTTTAACAGCTTTGGCACCCGGGCTATCTGGAGGATAACATTCCTCCTGCCGCTTCACTGCCCTATCTGACCTACAAGCCCACCATCCCCGGCGGGTGGAACGAGTCGTCATCCTTCCACGCCCGGCTGTGGTACCCCAGCAAGGGCGGCAGAGCCCCCATCCTGCAAACCGAGGATACGATCAGCGCGGCTATCCCAAGAGGCGGCTTAAAAATCGAGTGCGAGGGCGGCGCTATTCTTTTGGACAAAGACGATAAAGATTGGGCACAGCCACTCAACAACACGCCTGAAGGATATCTGTGCGAATACCTTATTTTTGAACTTACACGGCTTATACCGTGAGTAAAGGAGCAATATGGCTGAAACTTTAGCAAAGAAGTTTAACGTCAACGTTTTGACAGCGGAGGCTTTCAAGAGCATCCCCAAGGGCTCGGGCAACATTTTGTCCGATTTCTCGCTTGAGACCCCGAAAATCGATGAAACAAACGTCATTCACGCCACACAGGGCGGCGTGACTATCACCTATCAGAACTCCACCGAGGATACTCTTTCCGAAATCGACAACGCCCCCACCAATACAAAGCAGGGCGTGGAAGTCACCGGAACCACCGCAACCATCTCTTACACGACCCCCAACGCAGACCCTAAGAGCATCCAGCTCTCTATTGGCACTGCGGACATCGACCCGGAAGACCCCACCCACGTGGTTGCACGCCTGAAAACCGCTTTGACGGATTTCAAGCCCATTTGGTGGGTCGGCCCTATGATCGGCGGCGGCTTTATCGCGGTTAAGCTCTATAATGCCATGTCCACCGGTGGCCTGAGCCTGAAATCTGAGCATCGCGGCGGCGGCTCGATGCAGATCACGCTGACCGCTTTTGCAGACCTCGAGAACCCCGAACAGGCCCCGATGGAGTTCTACTCTATCACAAAGGCCGCGTCCTGATGTAAGGAGGAAAGACATGAAGGAAATCATTGATCTGGAAGGCAAGGAGTACCTTGCAAAAACTTATAAGCTGGCAAAGGCATACAAGCAGTGCATCGTTGACACGGGCGCAGTGGCGGCGGCAACTCAGCCCGCGCCGCTGACTGGCAACGAAACCCCGGAGGAGAAGGCCAAAAAGATTGCAGAACAGGGCGCGAAAAATGCGGAAGAAATGATGCGCATGATCTACGAAGAGCACGCAGACATGACCGAAAAGGTCTTGCCGCTCTTTGTGGCGCTGGATGAGGGCGAAGAGCTTCCGCCCACCAGAAAGCTGGCCGCAGCAATGTCCCGCGCACTGTCTGATGACGATTTCATGGATTTTTTGAGATCCTTGATGTGATCGGCGTGGAAGGATATAAACGGATGGTCTCGACCATTCGTCTGGATTTGCTGGAACTTTTCGGCAAGTCCTATATCCTCGACCACATCAAAAAAGAAATCAGAAACCACGATGAAGTTCAATTCTACCGCGATTGCGTAGCAGATGCCGTTGGCGGCCTTGCGGGAGCTGACGCTCTTTATTCCTACGTTGCTTCGTATACATTCCCGCTTTATGTAAAGCAGATCGACAAGCGGTCTGCGGCGGAGATCACGGAAGAAAACAGCAAGGCTCTTGAAGAGCTGTGCGGAGGGGGGTGATGGAACCTGAAACTTTTTGAATTGAGCGCCACCCTCGGGCTGGACGACAGCGCCTACCGCCAGGGCATCCAGAATGTGCAATCCGAGACGAAAAAAACCGTTTCGTCGCTGTCAGGAGAGTACAGCAAGGCCGCAAAGGCCGTAGTGGAGCTGACCAGACGCTACAACGAGTCGGTGGGCAAGACCGGCAAAGCGTCCTCTGAGACCAAAAATCTCAAGACCATGTTGTCGCAGGCAGAAGCGCAGCTCAGGGCAACCACGACCGCGCTGAAAGCTGCAAACAACGGAATGGATGGCTTTGCCAGCTCCACGGAGAAAGCGTCCGGCAAATCTCTGGCCAACGCCATTACACAGGGCACGGTGATGGCGAACGTTTTCTCGAAGCTCGGCTCCGTTGCGCTCAGCGCCGCAGAGGGGTTCATCTCTTCCGGCATCGAGTACAACGCCCAGATCGAGAAATACACCACCGGCTTTACCAATATGCTGGGCAGCGCGGAAGCCGCCCAGCAGGTCATGAGCCAGATCCAGGAAGACGCGGCAAAAACCCCGTTTGATGTCGAGTCCCTGACAAAGGCGAACCAGTTCCTGATCTCTGCAGGCGAGAACGCTTCCTATGCCCGCAGTACCATCATGGCACTGGGCGACGCGGTCTCTGCGACCGGCGGCGGCAACGACGAGCTGAACCGCATGTCCCAGAACCTGCAGCAGATCGCCAACACCGGCAAGGCTACAACGGCCGATATCAAGCAGTTTGCTTATGCCGGCATCGACGTGTACGGCATTCTGGCCGACTACACAGGCAAGTCCACCGCCGAAGTGCAGAACATGACCATCAGTTATGATCTGCTGACGCAGGCTTTGCAAGCCGCATCCGAAGAGGGCGGACGTTACTACAACAGCATGGACACCCAGAGCCAGACCATGAATGGCCGCGTGTCTACCCTGAAGGACAATGTGAAGCAGCTGGCAGGATTGCTGACCGGCGATTTATCCAGCGGCATCGGCGTTGCGATTGGCAAGCTGAATGACATGGTCGTCGTAGCACAGGAAGCTTATAAGCTTGACGGATGGAGTGGCCTTATCGGGAAAATAACAGGTCTTACCACCGTCATTGACAAGGCCAAATCTTCTGCTGTTGGCCTGAAAGCTGTCTTTGACGCGCTGAAAAGCGGAGAAATCGGCATTTTCCACGGTGACTGGGACGCTGTCTACCAGAAAGCTTTTAACAACGACTACCAAAACAAAAAGGCCGGCAAAAAAGACACAAACTACTGGAAAGAATACGGCGAGCGTCTGAAAAAGCAGTACGGAGTAAAAGAAACCAACAGCAGCTCCATCGTCACCACAGGTGGTGGCAGCGGCTCTTCCGGCGGCAAAAGATCCGGCTCCTCCGGTTCCAAGTCCACCACCGAAACGGTCATTTCGTCCATCTCCAGCACGGCTACGACCACCGCACAGAACGCGCTGGGCGCTGTGACCACCAGCATCCAGACCCTCACCGAAAAGGTCAAGGACAGCTCCGGCAAGATCAAAGACCGCATCACCGAGACCACCACCACGACCGGCAAGGAGATGGTGAACGGCGTTGCCACGACCTTTAAGCAGGTCGAGACCAAAGTCAACGGCACGGTCACAAAGGTCACAAAGACCTATGACGACATGTCAAAAACGCTGCTGGGCACCTTTACCAACGTCTCGGAAACCACCTTTAACGGCATCACCACAAAGGTGCAGCAGGCAGTGGAAAAGTACGCGGACGGCAGCGAGCATATCAAGAAGACCGTCACAGAGACCGGCCAGCGCATCGGCGAGAACGGCGCGGAGACCTACGAGAAGATCATCACCTACATCGACGGAATCGAAGATAAGGTGAATGAGACCTCTACGCTCATCGACAAGAGCGTGAATGGCACCCAGAACCGCATTGATAAAAATTTAAGCGGCATATCCGAAGAGCTGAATAAGGGAATTTTTGGTCTGGTAAAGAATTTCTTTAATGATGCCCAAAATGGAAACTGGGGAAATCTTGCGCTAGATTTTGTCAATCTGATCTGGGGCGAAGTGTCTCAGGATCAGCGGGATGCCCTTATGGACTGGGGACACAATGCGCTGAAAGCTATCAATGAGGGCTACTTCAGCGGCGGCATCGGCAAGGCGCTGGGGTCTATCCAGAGCATCTTCACAAACGGCATTACCGGCAGTGTGGATGGTGCCACTACGTCTGTAAAGGCGTTCTCTGAGATCGTCAGCGGTCTTGCAGGCTCCGGCGGCGTGGGCGGCACTCTGGGCAGCATTGTGCAGGGCTTTTCCGGCATGGCGGGGAGCATCACCTCTTCGCTGGGCAGTATCGTGTCTTTTATCATGTCGAACCCCGTCCTTGCCCTGATCCTGGGCGTGGGCGCGGTCGCTGGCGGCATCGGCCTTGCCATGTGGATGAACAAAAAGAACGACCAGCAGGCCGTCAGCCACTACCAGAGCCCCTTTGACAAGACCGGCGTGTATGACAGTCTGGGCACCTTCTCCACCCGTGCGGCCCTGCAGTACCGCGTCACCGGCCAGCAGTCCATCGTTGACCGGCAGACCAGCATTCTGGAACGCATCGAAGGGATGCTGGACGAGCATCTGCCGGACATCGGCAAGGGTCAGGTGGTCATGGACTCCGGTGAGCTGGTGGGCGTGCTGTCGCCCCGCATGGCGACCAACGTGGATGCACGCATCGGCGTGACGGTGACACGGAAAGCGAGGGGTGTGTAATGGCTAAGCTTCTGGGCGCAAAAATTGGGGACTATCACACCCTGAAAGACTGGGGGCTGTATCTCAAGGTGGGCAGTCCCAAGATCGGCGCTGCCGAGGTGGACGAGTACCTTGTACAGGTCACCGGGTCGGACACCCTGCTCAACCTCACCACATGGGACGATGGCAAGGTGCACTATAAAAAGCGCACCATCACCATGGAGCTGCTCTGCAATGCCCCGAAAAGCAAGTGGCCCAGCATCGAAAGCACCATCGCCAACGCCATCCACGGCAAGTGGCTGCAGTGTAAGTTCGACGAGGATCCCACGTGGTACTGGGAAGGGCTGTGGAAGGTATCGCCGTCCCGCGACCGGCTTTCCAGCACCTTTACCATCACCGGCACCTGCAACCCCTTCAAGCGCAGCGTCTACGATGGCTCGAACGATTGGCTGTGGGATGACTTCAACTTTGAAACGGATATTGTGCGCAACTACACGGACATCCCGCTCAAGGCGGGCGAGGATAAAGAGGTGTCCATCACCGGTGCACCGCGTGCGGCCGGCATCTACTTCCAACGCAGCGAGACCGCCGCCGACATCGCGGTGTCTCTCAATGGCTTTGAGGTAGGCATTCTGGCCAAGTCCACCGACTGGCAGTATATCGAGGGCCTTACCATGCCGGATGGCGTGGTGGGCACCCTCGTTTTCTCTGCGTCTGCGGACTGCAACATCAGCATCAAGTATCTGGGGGCAAGCCTATGAGTTACAAGATCTATGCCGGCACACAATCCGGTGTTGACACGTGGGTGACCAAAGCCTGCATCTACGACCCCGGGGACATCACCGACACCAAAAAGCTCATCAGCCCCACGCTGACCCGCGAGGTAGGCAAGGCCGGCTCTCTGGAATTCACCCTGCCGCTGGGCAATGTGGCGCACTCCGCGCTGCAAAAGCTCATGACGGTGGTGGAGGTGCAGCAGGACGATAAGCAGATCTGGCAAGGCCGCGTCATGAGCCACGAGCAGGATTTTCTGGTGCACCAGAAAGTCTACTGCGAAGGCGAAATAGCCTACCTCAACGACAGCGGCGCCGCGCCTTACAGAGCCGAAAACGTGAGTTTTTCCCAGTTTCTGGAGTGGGTCTGCGCCAACCACAATACGCAGGTGGACTCTTTCAAGGCTTTCACCCCCGGCAAAGTGCAGATGGACACCCCTATGGTGGTGCCCTACATTGACGGGCTCAAGGTGGTGCAGGACGGCTATCACTATGACTCTGACGATGGCGATTATGTGTATCACTGGGCAATCAAAAATCCGTTGGGTGGAAACTCGCTTTTTTATGAAGAAACCGAGGACAGCACCGCTTCCTGCCTGAGCTGGGAGCTCAACACAGAACGTATGTCTGATGGCTATGTACTCTCCCGCATTGGTGACAACAATTTCCGTATGCGGCTGCCTGTGGCCTACGCAAACGGAAAGACGTGGAATGCAAGCGTCAGCGTTGCAAACGCATATGTTTCCTGTCCGATCTGTCCCAAGGACTTTGGCACATACTCCATCTACGACATCACAAAAGGCACTGAATCCAGCACCTACAAGATCACCGAAAAAGGCGGCTCGTACAGTCTTGCGATCAACGGCAAGGCTGACAGCCGCTTTGCTTTTGACACCAAAGAACCCACTTACAGCTTTGGAGATGGCAAAAATTACGGAAAAACGCTGGACATCCTGCAAAGTGAACTCACGGACAAGTACGGCGGCTATTTTGTGATCCGCCATGGGTCGGTAAATCTCCCGTTTTTTGGGCAGCAGAAGTACCGCTACCTGGATTATCTGCAGAAGATCACGGACAAGAACCCACAGACCATTGCCTTTGGGGTCAACATGTTGGATCTGACCAGCTACACCAAAGCTGAGGACATCTGCACACGAGTCATCGCCTTTGGCACAACAACTGAGAAAACGTGGCCTTTTGTGGATATCCAGAGCATCATCTCCCAGACAGCCAATGACATCAAGGCGCAAAAGATCTACGGCATCATCACCAAGGTGATCCATGTCGAGGGCAATTACAACAGCAGCCAGTCTTTGCTGGATGCTGCAGAGGAAGAGCTGGCAAAAAATCTGCGGTACCTGAACGGCATGGCCGTGAAGGCTGTGGATCTGAAAGACGCGGGCATCGATATCGACCGCCTTGCCATCGGCAAGCAGACGCATATCTTTTCTGCGGCCCACGGCGTGGATACGTGGCTGCTGTGCTCCAAGCTGGTGGAACCGCTGGATGCACCGGATAAAAAGGAGTTTACCTTTGGCACCGAGTTTTCCAGTCTCAGCGATCTGCAGTCTCTGACTGCCCGCAAGGCGTCTGACGCTTACGACCTGAGCCGGGCGCTCAAGGGCTGAGAAAGGAGAGATTTATGGACAAGACCTTTGACGAAGCAATCGCGGGAGTTCGCACAGCAGAGCGCGGTGTGGAAGTCCGCGAGGACATCGCACAAGGCATGGAGTACGTCAAGCAGTACGCCGAGGAAGTGACAGACCAGCAGCAGGCCGCCCTGCAGGCCGCTCAGACCGCCACCGGAGCAGCCAGCACCGCGACGGAAAAGGCTGCAGCGGCTGCAGAAAGCAAAAGCGTGGCCCAGACTGCCGCCGCCAGCGCGGCCAAAAGTGCACAGTCATCGTCCGCAGACGCAAAGAGTGCGGGAAACTCTGCCGCTTCCGCCGAAGAAAGTGCGAACAGGGCTGCGGCCATTGTAAGCACCGACAAGACGCTGAGCGTTGAGGGCGCCCCGGCTGACGCAAAGGCTGTTGGTGACGCGATGAAAGGCGTGATAAGCGCAGACGCTGTAAAGACCTTGATTGCGGACGCTCTGGCAGAAGACCACGCGAAAATCAAATTTTGGGTTTCGGTAGATTCCACCAGCCCCGCCGCACTGTTCGGCGGTACATGGCAGGAGATCGCGCAGAACCGGGTTCTGATGGGTGCGTCCTACGCCCACGCAGCGGGCACCACAGTGGAAGCCGGACTGCCCAACATCACAGGTAGCTTGAGCGAAACCACAAACAACGGTGACAACTCGCCGTTTCGCGGCGCTAATAATGCCATTTCATCGATAGGTGCTTTGTCAGTTACAGAAGTTAATTCTTCTTGGGTTAGTTACAATGAAAAGTCAGGTTCGGCGTACAATATTGATTTCGATGCTTCTCGCTCGAATTATATCTACGGCCGCAGCAGCACCGTGCAGCCCGCCGCCTACTATGTGCACATCTGGCACCGCGTGGCCTGAGAAAGGAGGTTTTGACTTATGAA